CGAAAATAATATTGAAGTCCAGTGGACTCCAGCTTCTATGTTGGAGATTACTCTCAACGAACCAGATGACTTTCTCAAAATAAGAGAAACATTAACCAGAATTGGTGTGGCGTCTAGAAAAGATCAAAAGCTATACCAATCATGTCATATATTGCACAAACAAGGAAGATACTTTATTGTGCACTTTAAAGAGTTATTCTTATTAGATGGGAAACCTTCTAATCTAATGTTGAACGATATCCAGCGTAGGAATACAATTGCTACATTGCTGGCAGATTGGGGACTCGTAACTTTTGTTACCGCCGATCAAGCTAAAGATATTGCACCGTTAAGACAGATTAAAGTAATTCCATTTAAGGAAAAAACAGAATGGCAACTATGTCCTAAATACAATATAGGAAATAGTAATAATGGAGAAAAAACTTAAAAAAGCATGGACTACATTTCATAAGTTTATGAAGTCCGGCAGACTAAATAAAGTTTGCAAAAAATGTTTAAACTAGCAACGAGAGTTGTATAAATAAATGTGGATGCCGAATTGGTCGGGTCCACATATTAATCTTGCTTTAAATAGGAGAAACAAAATGGTAAGAAATACTATGAACGTACCGCGTTCACTATTCATTGGATTTGATCCAATATTAAATGAACTTGAAAGAATCCACTCAGCTGGAAGATCTCAAGACAACTATCCCCCACATAACGTTGTAAAGGTCGATAACGATAACTTCAATATCGAACTTGCTGTTGCAGGATTTTCGGAAGAAGACATTTCTGTAGAAGTAAAGGATGGTATTCTATTAATTAAAGGTCAAAATTCTGATGATGATGATCGTGAATACGCACACAAAGGGATTTCATCCCGCAAATTTGAGAAGTCCTTTCGACTCTCTGAATTTGTCGTAATAGACGGGGCCGAACTTGTGAATGGGATACTTGTGGTGAATGCCAGGGTTGAAGTTCCAGAAGAGAGGCGTCCTAGAAAGATCGAAATCGGGTCTGCTGGGGCATCAAAGAAGAAGGAATTTATTCAAGAATAGATTCCGGTGAGCAGCGAAAACTCAGTGGATTGTAATAATCAATTTACTGGAGTCAAATCATGGGTTACATACGTAAACACAAAGATGGCATTAGGACTGGATTCGAACTTATATTTTTAATGTGTGGAATTTTAGCAATTTCACCCGTTATAATTTATTTGCAGCTGAATTCATTCTAAAGGAATCGGAGCGGGAGAGAGTGATCTCTCCCAATTTTCCTACATAAAAGTGTAGTACCTCGGCACTTTTTCGTACATAAAAGTGCAACATTTTTACATTTTTTCGTACATAAAAGTGTACAACATGTTTAAAATATGATATAATATGTACATATAAAATTGATATGGTTATACTATGAACACAAAATTTTACACTAACGTTTCTCGTTATGGCAATTCATTGCTATATCGTGGTTATAAAAACGGTAAAAAAATACAAACAAAAATTAAATACCAACCTACTTATTTTGTAAGTACGGCAAAACCTTCTAACTGGAAATCACTCGATGGAGCTAATGTATCTCCAATCAATTTTGATTCTATGCGCGACGCGAAAGAATGGTTACAGGTAAATTCTCAAGTTGTCGGTAGACACATCTACGGCAATAACAAACATATTCCTGCTTTTATCAACGACGAATTTCCAGGTGAAATCGCTTTTGATAGAAACCAAATTAATGTATCTACGATCGATATCGAGGTGCAATCAGATGCAGGTTTTCCAGAGCCAGAACAAGCAGCTCACGAAATTACAGCTATCTGTATGAAAAACAATATTGACAACACATTTTATGTGTGGGGTCTTAAAGACTATGATGTAGAAAATAGTATCATGCAAGAAAATCGTGTGGTCTATAAACACTGCAAAACCGAATCAGAACTTTTACTTGAATTTATTGCACATTGGTCTTTACCATCGCAATGTCCAGACGTAATTACCGGTTGGAATTCACGCTTCTTTGATATACCTTACATTGTAAATCGAATCATAAAAATCCACGGTGAAGAGTTTGTTCGCAGATTATCTCCATGGGGATTAATTGACCGTCGCGATATTACAACAATGCAACGTAAACAAATGGCATATGAAATTCAGGGCATTGCTCAAATGGATTATCTAGACTTGTTTAAAAAGTTCGGTTACTCTTATGGTCCACAAGAAACATACAAACTAGATCATATTGCATCAGTAGTTCTTGGTGAGAAGAAACTAAGTTATGAAGAGCACGGCAATTTGCATACTTTATATAAGCATGATCATCAAAAGTTTATTGATTATAACATTAAAGACGTAGATCTAGTAGATCGTTTCGAAGATAAGATGGGCCTTATTACATTGGCACTCACAATGGCGTATCGTGGTGGTGTAAACTACAGCGATGTCATGGGTACTACTGCAATATGGGATGCTATCATATTTCGTAATCTATATGCGAATCAAGTTATAATTCCATTTGCCGAAGAGAAGTTTAAAACTCCATATCCTGGTGGTTATGTTAAAGATCCACATGTTGGAATGCACAAATGGGTAGTTTCTTTTGATTTAAACTCACTATATCCATCCATCATTATGCAAAATAACATGTCACCGGAAACTATTATTCCAGGCAAAGTTGCTAATGTTAACGTTGATAATCTTCTTTCTGGAGAAATTAAACCTAGACTCGATGCTAATGAATGTGCTTCCGCATCAGGTCAGTATTTTAAAACTGATGAGCAAGGTATTCTGCCAAAGATTATCGATGAAATGTATAGCGAGCGTGTTGTCATTAAACGACAAATGATCGCGTCTCAAAAAGAACTTGAAAGGATTGACAAAAATGACAAACAGGAATTATATCGAGTTCAGCGTGATATTGCGATCGCAGAGAATCAGCAAATGTCTATTAAGATTCTCCTTAATTCTCTTTATGGTGCTCTCGGCAACAAGTACTTCAGATTCTTCGATCAGCGAATCGCAGAAGGAATTACACTTACTGGACAGCTCACAATTCGATGGGCCGAAAAGGCAATTAACACTTACCTTAACTCAGTGCTTAAAACTAAGAAAGACTATGTTCTTGCGATCGACACCGATTCAGTGTATGTTTGCTTAGATGATCTTGTATCTGCTGTTAACCCAAAAAATCCATTAGAGTTTGTCGATACTGTTTGCAAAGAAAAGCTTGAAGATGTTCTAGAAAAATCTTATGGTGATTTGTTTGATATCATGGGTGGTATTGAAAATCGTATGGTGATGAAACGTGAAGCTATTGCTGACCGTGGTATTTGGACTGCCAAGAAACGTTATATCCTAAATGTACTTGACAACGAAGGTGTTCGTTACGCAGAACCTAAGCTAAAAATTATGGGTATCGAAGCTATTAAGTCTTCAACTCCTGCACCATGCCGCGAAGCTCTAAAGGAAATGTTTAAGACTATTATTGGTGGAACCGAACGTGATGTACAAAACAACATCGAATCGTTCCGAACATATTTTAAAACTTTGTCACCAGATCAGATTGCATTCCCACGTGGTATTACAAATCTAACTCAATTTAAAGACAAACAAACAATCTATCGAAAAGGAACTCCTATCCACGCACGTGGCGGTATCTTATACAATAAGATGCTAAAGGATCTTTCCCTAGATAAGCAATACAACAAAATTCAAAATGGCGAGAAGATCAAGTTTATATACTTGCGAACTCCAAATCACATCAAGGAAAATGTAATTTCTTTCTTAGATTACCTTCCAGAGGAGTTTGGTCTACATCGCTATATTGATTACGATACACAATTCAACAAAACATTCTTGGATGTTATTGACCCGATTTTATCGGCTGTTGGATGGAATTCCAAAGAGATCGCGACACTCGATGAATTCTTTTAAAATAACTGTGTACAAACCATTAAAGTCGTGTTATAATATACCACATACAGGAGAAAAAATATGAAAATAGTAAGACTGACAACGGGTGATGAAGTCATTTGTAAGGTCAAAGAAACAGAAAACTCAGTTACTATAACTGATGGTTTTTCAATGATAGCTACCGAGCCTGGTAAAATCGGATTTATTCCTTTTATGGCTTATGCAAAAGATAAAGAATTCCAAATTAGTAAAGAATTCGTAGTCATGATTGTAGATCCGGTTGATGAAATAGTAGATCAAGTTAGATCTATGACTAGCGGTATCGTAACTCCACCAAAACAAGGAATTATAGTATGAGCCAAAACTGGGTAGAAGACATCGAAAAGATGCAAGATAAATTCGGAACTCTTGATTGGGTATTCGATAATAAAACAGATACCGAAAAGCTTAAAAAGTTTTTAAAGTTTCGTATTGACTTCTTACAAGAAGAACTAGACGAAACCAAAACTGCGTACGAAACAATGGATGGTGAAGAAATCGTTGATGGTTTAATCGATCTATGTGTTGTAGCAATCGGAACGCTTGATGCTTTTGGTGTTGATGCGTATAAAGCTTGGGATGAAGTTCTTAAAGCTAATATGACAAAAAATGTTGGCGTAAAAGAAGGTCGACCAAATCCACTGGGACTTCCAGACCTCATGAAACCTGAAGGTTGGAAAGCTCCATCTCATGAAGGTAACCATGGTATCTTTAACGATATTCGATAGTATATACGATAACAAAACTGTCAAGCGCGTTGATTATAATTCGTTTGATGACTTTGAAAAAGTATTATACAAATTGGCCAATAGTGATAAGTATCAGAAAAAAGCTGATGCTCCTTTAATATCACCGGCCACATATAAGACCGAAACCACTCGAGCTAATGCAAATGTTATTAGTTGGGGTGGTTTCGGCATTGTCGATGTCGATGATTATGAAGGATCTATTGATGATATTCATGAGAAGTATTCTAAATACAAATACGTTTGCTATTCG